CTTGTCGATCACCGCAAGGTTCTGCTCTACTCGATACATGCCGCCGCCCTCGTAGGGGTTCTTATTCTCGATAGCCCGCGCCTCGTTGGGATTAAGCTGGCCCGTCCTGATCTTGATCGCGTGAACCTCGGCTCGCTCTTTCGGGTTGGCCCACATTAGCGAATCAACGACATGCTCGAAGTAAAGATCGTCATCGGAACCTGCCAGCTTGCGGTCAAGCTCTTGCTCGATGCGGATGGCCCACGGCTTCAGTGCGAAGTTGTGATAGAACTGGCCGAGCGGTCCGATGTTCGCGTATGGCGTGGATGTGTTGTGACCGATGATGACGGGCGGAACCCTGAACCACCTCGCCACGTCTTCAATCCGAAACTGAATTGTTTCGATGAGCTGTGACTTTTCGGGATCTACGCTAAACGGATTTACCTTCGCACCGTTGTCGGCAAGCATCCACTGCCCCGCGTTGGCAGCGCCGCCATACGTGCGGTTGAATGCGTCAATGTAAGACCGGCGAGCCTCGGTAGTCTTGAAGTCCTGGTCGAACGTAATCACGCCAGCCAATGTCGCGCCTCGACCGAAGAACGACCCAGTGTGCTGTTCGGCTGCCATGTAGATGCCGAACGACTCGGCCCCGTACTCTGCCGTGATGTTGCCGATTATGCCATCTTCGGATGGGCCGATGATTTTAACCATGTCGGCGCTAAAGACGTACCGCGTGTCTAGCTGGCCGCTCGGGTCGCGGACCTCGTACATGATGCCAAGCACGTCATCGCGGCGGGCTTTGATCTTGTGTGGGTGCAGCGGGTTAAGCCCGACCGGTTTGCCCTCGCCATCCCTCTTGATCTCAGCGTAGCCAGTGCCATAGAGCGAGGCCCACCACACCAACAGGGAACGTAGCGACATGTTAATCATGTCGGGGTTAGCGCGGTGGTGTACGAGCGTGTACAGGTTGACGGGAGCATCAAGATAGTCCGACTGCCACTTAGCGTCTCCGCTCGCCTCCTCCTTGCCGCCGCCGTCTAGCCTGCGGTAAGCCTTTAGTGGCATACACGCCACATCCTCGGAGATGGCACGCGCAGCCGCGTAGACTGCGGACAATGACAGCATCGACTCGGGCGTGACAGTCTGCCCCGCCGATGTACCATACGATCCGCCGCCGGACTCGCCAAGCCAGCCGCCAACGTCGCGCGACATCTCGGCAGGAGACAGGCCGCCCCTGGTACGCCCGCCAAGTATTGATGTTAGGAAGGCCATTTAATAGCTCCGAATACAGCGATGAGTAAAGCGAAGCAGCCGCCAACGATCCACGCCGCTGGAGGGTAAATCTGTGCAGCGCCGAACATGATCGACGCAACGCCAACCGCTCCCGCTACATCCAATAGAGATTCTTTTTTCATGCGATACCTGGGTTAAAGTCGGGTTCGGCTTCGTGGGTAATAGCCAATCCCACCGCCATGATCGCGGCAACAATGCCATCGATTTTTTCAGTGGACTTTTGTTTGTCTGCTTTAATGTTTCCGCTCGGATCAGTTCGTACCGTGACGTTCGATGCCATCCATCGCAACACCTCGTTACCGCCGTGCTTTAGATCGCCCTTCATAACCAAACCCTCAAAGTATTTGGTCGGCTCGTTCATCGATCGATAGCCCTGGCGGAACTCAGTCAACGGCAGCCCGTCTTCGTCTTGCAACTGCTGTGCAAGCATCTGAGCGTTCCACGGGTCATAACCGATCCGCTGCACTTCGTAGGTGTTGACTAGCTCGTTGATCTGCTGGCGAATGAATGCGTAATCGATCACGTTGCCGGGCGTCATCGCGACCAACTCTTCCCGGCCCCACGTCAGGTAAGGCACGCGGTCGCGCGTCTCGCGCTTACGTGCGTTCTCGGAGGGAATCCAGAACCACGGAACGATAGAACCCGTCTCGGGCCAGAACAAAACAAGCGCCGCGATGTCGGTCGTACTAGCTAGGTCAAGACCGGCGAAGCATGGGCCGCTGGGCACTGGCTGATCGTTGCATGCGTCCCACTTGGACATCGGCAACCAGCGAACGTCCTGCTGTGTTTTGATATTCAGGTGTAGTCGCTTAAACGTGTTCTCATACGACGGTTCATTCTTGGCCCGCTCGCACTCACGCTCCATGTAATCCATACGCAAGCTCACGCCGAGATTTGGATTCGCCCTTGCCCACACTTTTTTGTCCGTCCAGTCGTCGGCCTCGTTCGCTTCGTAGACCACCGGCAAAAACGCATCGTCCTCAAATATGCCGTCTCGCACTTTGCAAGCATAGTCGTGCTTGGTATTGCAGATGCTTGGTCGGTCGTAGTCAGATGTCGTGATGTGGATCATCAACGGCTGAGAGCGTGAACCCATCGACGTTTGCAGCACGTCCACCAGTTCATCGTTCGGTAGTGCGTGCAGTTCATCCACGATGACCATGTGGGCGTTGAGTCCGTGCTTCGTGTTGGCGTCCGCAGATAACGCCTTGAAACTGCCGCCCGTCTCGTCGGTCATCTGTATCGACTTGAAGCTGCGGTATGTCTTGCACTTCTTTTGCAGTTCGGGTTCTCGCTCGATCATGCCCGCAGCGTGGCGATAGACTAGCGCCGCCTGCTCCTTTTCCGCCGCAGCCGAAACGATCTGCCCGCCCGGCTCTCTATCTATGAACAAGCCATATAGAGCGACTCCCGCAATGAGAGGACTCTTGCCGTTTTTTCTAGGTACGAAAACAAACGCCTCACGGTAGCGCCTGTGCTTTGTTTCTTTTGACTTCCATCCAAACAACGCACCAACAATCGCCTGCTGCCACGGCTCCAACTCAAAAGGCTGGCCCGCCTTGTCACCCTCGATAAACACAAGAAAGCCGTGGAAGAAATTAACTGCGCCGTTTGCCGCATCCGTGTCGAAGTAATAACGCTCACCCGCCTTGTAGGGGTCGTATCCGACCAGGTGCTTCTTCTGTAGGGCTCGCCAATTAGCCGCTGACAAGTCGAAGCGCGGCAGATTTTGCGTCGTCTGCATTGCCGTCATGTTGCTTACCTCCATCCACGCCGCATGCACGCACGCCGGTGATGCTCGATGGCGTTAGCCCGTACTCACGCAGGGCTTTCATGACTTGATCCCACGCCTTATTGCGTGCAGCCCATACTGGGTTGACTATCTCGTTGCCCTTGTCCGTCACCGACACCACGCCGGTTTCAGTTACCTTGTTTTCAAACTCGATGTAGCGACCAAGCGAGTTGACCAGCAACGCCAAGCCCGGCGAGAACGCAGGGGCCATTACGCCCATACCTTCAAGCATTGGCAAGATGACATCCCAATGTTGTTGCGCGTCGCCAAGTACCCACATGGGAGCAGTTGACTTGCCTTTGATTGGTGTGGGTTCGTCGTCGTTGTGGCGGTCAGGCCGATAGCTACCCTTCGCCTTGTGCATCGCCGTTGGTTTTCTTGGCCGTCCTGTTTTTGCCATGGCTAGATCAACCTCAATTGCTGGTTCTCTGTCGTGTCTCGCTTCTTCATATTGCAACCCCGACAGAGGCATTGCGTATTCTTTCGCGTGTGGTGTCCGCCCTTCGACAGCGGCGTGATGTGGTCAAGCTCGGGGTGCTTGTCGTTCGTGAACTTAAAGTCTGGACGCGTCCTGATTCCACACGACTGGCACAGGTACCCGTCACGCTTAAATACATCTTCATGCCGGAACGACTCCGACTGCACGCCAGCTTTGGCGGCTCGCCGCCTTTGGTTCGCAGCTCTCCAACTTCTCCGCTGACTTTCGCCGGGCACGTAGTCTTTGAGTTTCATTCCGTTTTGATAGACGCCCGAGCATCTACGGGAACAGCAAACCTGAGTGTTGGTTTTACATGTGAACTCCGCGTCACAGCACGGGCAAGTCTTTTTGTATTCCGTGAAGTACCTTGGTCTTGCCTTTACCCCGCACCGATCAGAGCAGTACTTTTTAATGCACTTGTGCGAGAACGATTCACCGCACTGGACGCATGATTGATTGCCTCTGTCTTGGTGGTAGCCATTTCGCGACATGTCGCTCTTGCACTGGTTAGAGCAGTACTTTGCCTGTGGCCCCCGTCCATTTCGGTGGGGTATAGTGGCTTCGCATGTGATACACTTCCGAGCAGACCCCCCTTGCTCTACTTTTGCCTCCGTCTTTTTGTACG